GGTGCAATTCAATGGTCATACGCCGCGCTAAAAGCAACGGCAGTCGGAAAGGCTCTGATCGCTGTTGCAACAACGATTGCTGTCAATAAAGTAACAGAAGCGCTTGCAAGTAAGCCGAAGATCAGCAAGCAAGCAGCAGATATTGAATATTCTGGAACGGTAGAGCCTCGACGGATTATTTACGGAGAGATTCTAGCCTCTGGGATTAATGTCATCCCGCCTATGACCTCTGGATCGACGAACGAATACCTGCATCAAGTTCTTGCTGTTGCAGGTCACGAATGTAATTCGCTCGGTCAAATTTACTTTAATCGAGCCGCTATCGGTACTGTTTCGTCGATTACTGGAACGGATAACGATGGAAAGGTAACTAGTGGCGTCTATTCTGACAAGGCTTGGGTTCGTCGTTACGTTGGAACAGATACGCAGGCAGTTGACTATAAATTAGCAACTGCAAAGCCTAGCCAATGGACTACGGCTCACGCAGGTAAAGGCGTGGCTTATATTGCTCTGACTTTCCAATACGATGAAGAAGTCTATCGAACCGGAAAGCCAGAAATTACCTGCTTGGTTCAAGGCAAAAAAGTATATGACCCTCGCCTAGACTCTACGCAAACAGGTGGTAGCGGGTCACAGCGCGTCAATGACCCATCGACCTATACTTATTCGTCCAACCCTGCTCTTTGCCTTGCTGACTATCTGATCAGCACGCGCCTAGGATTAGGCGAGGATGAAGCCCGTATTGACTGGGCATTGGTTATGGATGCCGCAGATATTTGCGATGAACTAGTTAACATTCCTGGCTCTACTACCCAGAAGCGTTATACCTGCAACGTCGCATTAACAGCGACGGATCGTTTCGAGGACAACATTCAAACGCTTGCACAAGCGATGGCAGGTGTCTGTTATTACTCTGGCGGCAAGTGGCGTATCTATGCAGGTGCTTGGTCTGCATCTGCCTTTACGCTAAACGATAGTGATCTAGTCGAGGGTGGTATCGACATCGTTACCGCCTTTCCTTACAACCAACGATATAACTCGGTTCGCGGTCAGTTCATCAATAAGGATCGCAACTGGCAGCCGATGGAATATCAGCCGGTGATAAACACTAGTTATGTCACGGCAGACGGCGAGCAGATGTGGTTAGAGACTGACTTTGCTGCTTGTACAAATGAATACGAAGCGCAACGTCACGCTATTCTGCTTTCTCGTAGAAGTCGCAACGGGCAGGTTGCTACCGTTCGCTGTGGGCTTTCAGCATTTGATATTCGCCCGTTTGAAACTGGCACGGTTACATTCTCCGAGATCGGATGGACTAGCAAGACCGTTCGATGTGAGGGATGGAGGTTTAATCCAGAAGGCACAGTTGAGTTGATCCTGCGTGAGGAAGCCTCAACAGATTGGAACGACCCGCTTACGACTGACTACCTGACCCCGACTAGCGTTAGCACTCCGACGCCAGAAATCTACACGCCGCTCCCGCCGACCAACCTTGCGGTCAATACCCTGCAAAGTGGATTTGCCCTGACTTGGACGGCTCCTTCGGTTGTCCCTGTCGGTGCGTTCTACGATGTTTATGAATACACTTCGGCAACGCCGTTTTCGTCTGCCTCTGTCATCTGGCGCGGCATCTCGACTAACGTATTCATTCCAAAGGTAGACACCACGACCCGCTACTATTGGGTGGTTCTAAAGACCCCAGACGGCGCGGAATCATCCCCAGAGCCTCCGGTTACTGGCGTTGCGGCAGGGGCGGCATTTCAGCCATCGACGCTCCTTGCTACGGTCAGCCCGTCCTCTGCGAGCAAGACTGACCCCGCAGCCTCAATCACGACGGCAGGGGTTACGGTCACGGCTACGGGCGGCACGTCGCCTTACACGTACGCATGGACTCGACAGAGCGGATCAGCCTCTATCTCTGCTGATAGCGCATCGGCTGCGAGCACGACCTTTACGGGAACGAGCCTTGTCAGCGGTACGACATACAATGCTGTTTTCCGATGCACGGTTACGGATAACGCAGCAGCCACGGCAACGGTCGATGTTTCGGTCACTATCGTTCGCGCTAACTTCAGCGCGTCGGCAAGCCCTGCCTCTCTGTACGAATCGACCTCGGTCTCTACAGCAACGACTAGCAGCACGACCGTAACGCCTACAGGTGGCGTCTCACCCTATACCTATTCGTGGGCGTTGTACGAAGGCGACACTCTCACCGTTAACAGTTCAACTTCTGCAACAACTACATTCTCGGCTTCTGGCTTGAGCGAGGGCGAGGTTCTGTATTCGACGTATCGCTGCACGGTGACGGATAGCACCTCGGGAACCCCTTTGACAACGACTGCTGATGTGTTGATTACGATAGAGCGACCCGATACGGGTGGACTGCCGCCATGATAGGAGGATTGACGATGATCGACTTTTCTAAATTCAAAGTGCCGACCGGATCACTGCTTGTTGATGGCGGATTGGTTGTTGCCCTTATTATTTGGGGTACGCAGATGACATCAAGCCTTGATGCTATCAGCGCACGATTAGAAAAGGTCGAGCAAACTACGATCCAACCGGAAGCAGATCGTCGCATTGCTGTTATTGAGGCTCGGCTTGCAGACACCACTCAAAGACTTCAATCAATCGAGGCCAAGTTAGATAGGGCATTAGAGCGACGATAAGGGAGGGCAGGTCATGGAAGTATTCGAGATTTTTACTAGGGCATGGCCTGTTATTCTGGCGCTAATTACCTTGATCATTGTCTTGTCAAAACTTGACCTTCGCGTGGCGGTGCTAGAGGACAAGATAAAAACCCTTTTTGATTTACTAAATAAGAAGTCTGACAAATGAACGAACAAATAGAATTATTGCGTGAGCAAGCAAAATCAGAGTTACAACGACTAGAGGCAAATTCATCTGCTAAAGACGTAGCGGGAAAAGCCATCGGAAAGGATGGACTTAAATACATCACCGTTATTGTTGTCATAGGCGTTGCTTCCAGTCTTGTGCTTGATAGCGACAAGATTGCTGCTGTCATGGGCTTGCTTGGAGCATCTCTTACGGCTTTGATTTCTATGCTCAACGGTATCGCCGGAGCAAACGAAAAAGAAGATAAGCCAGAATTTGCAGTTATTAAGGAACTGATCGCCAAACTAGACAGACTAGATCGCAAGGAAATGCCGATGCGTGTAGATGTTGAGGGCGATCATGTGATCGTAACTAAAGGCGATGACGTAGTGAGGGCAAGCAAATGATGACAATGATCTCGACTTTTCTATCTTTCCTCGCTGGCGGCTTGCCAAAGATTCTGCAAGTCTTTCAGGATCGGCAGGACAAGAAGCACGAACTTGCTATCCTCTCTATGCAAAAGGAGCGAGAGTTAGAACTCGCTGCAAAGGGTTTCCAAGCGCAAGCGCACATCGAGGAAATCAAGACCGAACAGATTGCTATGCAGACAGCCGCAGAGGAGCGAGTTGCCTTGTATCAGCACGACATGGAGATCGGCAAAGGCGCAAGTCAATGGATGATCAACCTTCGTGCTTCGGTTCGCCCTGTTGTGACGTACATCTTCGTGCTTGAGTTGGTTGCTATCAACATTGCCGGAGTTTGGTATGCCTACACGACAGGCATCCCATTTGCTGTCGCGATGGAAAACGTATTCAGCGATGACGAAATGCTGATTCTGTCCAGCATCATTGCGTTTTGGTTCGGGACGCAAGCCTTCGCTAAAAAATGAACGTCAGCGCGGAAACGCTTACTCTCATCAAACATCATGAGGGCGTAAGGATGCGCCCGTACCTGTGTCCGGCGCGGCTATGGACGGTCGGCGTCGGGCACGTCTTATACCCAGAGCAAGCAAAACTCCCTGTATCCGATCGATTACAGTTTGCATTGAAGGACGAGGATCGCCGTGTCTGGACTGCTGCTGAAGTGGACGATCTACTTTCTAAAGACCTTGCGAGGTTTGAGCGAGGCGTTGCCCGATATTGCCCTTCTGTTGTTGGTCATCAAGGCAGGTTCGACAGCCTCGTTTCCTTCTCTTTCAACGTGGGTCTGGGGAATCTTCAGCGGTCTGGTCTCCGCATGAAACACAATCGCGGCGACTACGAAGGCGCAGCAGAAGAATTCATGAAATGGACAAAGGGCGGCGGCAGAGTTCTGCCCGGACTAGTTAAGCGACGACTCGACGAGCAACGGTTATACCTGCGAGGTTGAGATGGCGAAAAAAATTCCCGTCGTGCAGATGTATGACGGAGTTTGGTATCGCGTAAAGGGTTACACCTTTACCGAGTGCTGCGATTGCGCTTTGACTCACAAGGAGCAGTTTCGGCTAGTGGACGGGCAACTGGAATGGTCTGCTGTCCGTGACGATCAACGCACCGATGAACGCCGAAAGGAACTCGGTATCAAGGTGAACAGAAAAAAGGTGATTCGTGGTAGCCGCAAAAGCGACCGATGATCAGATCATTAAGACTCTACAAAAGCACAACGGGGTACGCTCTGCTGCTGCTTCTGAACTAGGATTAAACGAAAGAACCCTGCTGCATCGCTTGAAGCGAATGAAGCAAAACGGGCATCTCATACCAGAGTCAACATATCAACCCGGCAAACAAACCCCATCTGCGAGAGAGTTTGAATTCACGCCACTCCCCGATGACGATGTTCCCATCGAGGAACTCATCGAGCAGCGCAAGCGCAAATTCGCACACAAGCGCGAGCATGAGGAAGCATCAAAACTTATCCCGATTCGTATCAAGATTCCCGGCGCTATCGGTCTGCTGCACTTCGGCGATCCGCACGTCGATGATGACGGTTGCGACATCGAGGCTATCGAGCGGCATACGGCTCTCTGCAACGAGACCGAGGGACTGTTCGCCTGTAACGTGGGCGATACCACGAACAACTGGTGCGGTCGTCTTGCTCGCCTCTACGCCGATCAGAGTACGTCAGCGGCGCAAGCGTGGAAGATCGCAGAATGGTTCGTCAATCGCTGCGACTGGCTCTATATGATCGGCGGCAATCACGATCTATGGTCAGGCGCAGGTGATCCGCTCAAGTGGATTGCTCGGCAGCAGAACGCCCTCTATAAGTCCTCCGAGGCTCGTCTTGCGTTACGATTCCCGAACGGCGCGGAAGTGCGGGTCAATGCTCGGCACGATCACAGCGGCTCGTCGATCTGGAACCCCGCCCACGGTCCGATGAAGGCGGCTTTGATGGGAACCCGCGATCATATCTATGTCGCCGGCCACAAGCATGAGAGCGCCTATAGCGTGCTGAAGGACGGTATCTCTGGGATTACCATGCACGCGCTAAAGGTCGCCTCGTATAAGGTCTATGACCGTTTCGCAAAGGACAAAGGCTTTAGAGACAACTCGCTCTCACCTTGCGCGGTTACTACGATCAACCCGAACTTGCCTTTAACGCATCCCGATATGATCAAGGTCTTTTGGGAGCCGGAGGAAGGTGCAGACTATCTGACTTGGCTGCGGCGTCGATGAAGATAGACGACCGAGAGGCATTAGAAGAACTCGCTTGGGCTGAACCCGACGCCTGTCAGAACTGCATCTATTTTTGCCCTTGGAACGGGAGAGGGTGGGGCTGTTCTCACCCCACCGTTAAAGCATTGCTAGAGGGCGTCTGTCGCTGCGGCGGTCAATACTTCAAACAGATCAGACCGTGGAAGGTCAAGGGAACGATCGTCGCTCCCTGATTACTTCTGCGTCCATATCTCCCACTCGTCGAGCAACCATCTAGCCTCTCGGTGTAATCCGTGGCGTTGCAGTTGCGCGATGACAAAAAATATATCCATCGGCTGACCGTATGCCCACGGAGCCGCTTTCAGTTCTTGCTCGAAAGCATCATCTTCTTCGTTCACCAGTAGTCCCTCCCGCCTCGTTTAGCCGCCCATATCGGAGGCGGTACGCTCGCCCAATTACGCTGCATCATCGCCCGTACCGTCCGAATCCACCTTCGCAGCGCGAGTATCATCACGCCGAGAACGGGCAATCCGAATATCAATAACATCAGCGCGTCCATTTTTCCTCCTATCTCCTGTGCCGTTACAGTCTAGGCACTTAAAGAAATCCCCCTTCTCATCCTTGAGCCATAAGGCTCCCATGCAAGTCAAGCAGTTCATTCACCCCTCGCCCGAATCGCGGCGGCGCAGCCCTCTGCAACAGCCTTGTTAATGTCGCCAAGACTATTTGGGTCAATGTAATGTCCCTTTGGATACCAAACAATTTGCTTGTCGTATGTTATTTCGGCCACCTTCGCACACGCCTCCCGCTCGGCGGCGGCAACGAGGGCGGCGAAACGAATAATCTCGTCCGTTACCGGAACAACTTCTTCCATGTAGTCGCCGGGCGGAAACAAATGATTCCCGTATCCTTCCTCAAACCCTGCCTGCCGCGCCATGCGGATGATGTCGTCGCGGGTCATCTCAATTCTCCTTGTTTCCACAGGATGTAGTCGTACTGCTTGATGCCTCGTTGCAGCGCAGTCCCGATCACGCTCTGCCGGATGCCCCACGACTCGATCAAGTCTTTATAACGAACTCTCTCATGCCTTTCTGTTGCTTGCTGTTTGCGATCTAGCAGGACTTGATACTGCTCGAAAGACAATCGCAGGTTATAGCGAGATGGCTTTGTGTATTTCACTTGCTCACCTCATCGGTTCCCGGTTCATATTGGAAAGCAGGACAGCGATGATCTGCCTCGCAATCCCATTTGATGCAGACGAGTTTCCCGTCTTTGTTTCTCGACCATCGGCACGATAGGCAAGTCATACAACATCCTCGGCTCGTAGTTGAGCAATCGTGCGAACCATCCCTTCTAGGTGCGCGAGCCGCACATAGTCCCGATCTAGGTCGGTGTTCGCTCGACGATCAATCGCGTCGTGGCACGCGCTACACGCCCAAGCGCCGAGCAGATCGTCGGCCTTTAATCCCATCCCGCTGACCCCTGCTAATCTCACATGAGCAAGCACGACCGTCTCGTTGTTGTGGTTACAGATGCTTGGTAGCCTGACGGTACACTCTCGCCCTCTGGCTTTCTTTCGTAGGTTCACGGCTTTACCACATCGTAGACGAACTTGTATTTCGCCCAACTCTTACCGTTGGCGCTTTCCTTCGTTGTCTTTATCGTCATGCCTTCGTTGCGTAATTCCTTGATTCGCGCAGCCAGTCGAAAGCATCCATATTTCTCTAGAGCATCAATCGGAGTTATCTCATCACCCGATAAAAGGTGAGCGCGGATCATTTCTGTCTGTGTCATGTTCAGCCCTCGTATGTTGGTTCAGGTATCACGATGCCTAGGTTCGCGCATCGCTGACTTATTTCTTCAAGAAAATTCATGAAATCAGATCGGCTCATTCGAGAGGATCGCTTGACAGGTTTCATTCGCTTACGCCCCATGCCGTCGAGCGTCTCCCACCCATAAATTTCACCGAGAAAGTATTCGTGCAGGTCATCGGCTTGCCATCCTCGAAGCGTCTCGCCACCTGCCTCTAGGATCGTGGGATAAACCACACCCCAGAGATAGGCGTTCTGCTGATTCGTGCGTGGCTTCTTGAACGGCTCGACCGTGACTTGCCATGCGATAGTTTCGTCGCGGATCAGGAGAACCACCGCTTGCGCGATGGCCTCCTTCTTCGTTCCTCTTGGAAATATGCGGCGCATTAGAACGGCGGCAATTCGTCATCGACGAAATCTTGCACAGGCACTTGCACCTTCGGCTTCGCATCCTTCTTCGGCTCTACCGACAGAGACATAAACTTGCTTCCGTCTTTCCTGCTCTCCTTGATCCATGCCGAAATGTTGTAGTCGGCTCCGGCAACGTTGATCGAGCCGCGATACTGCGGTCGCTTTGGATTTCCGTTTTGGTCATTTTTAAAGAGGACACCACGGTTGGTGTTGTCGTATTCGCTCATCTCTGCTCCTTGGACATTTTCAGATAGGCTTTAATTGCTGACCGCTCTTTCGCAGTCAGTTCGTTGCTGACCGCGATATAGAGATCGTGGTCGGGATTGATCCGCTCATGTACGGCGCGAACGGCTAACGCAATCTCTTTTTCTTCTGCGTCGAGATCGAACGCTTTTCTAAAATCCTCGATAAACTCCTGCTTCTTCTTTGCGTCTACATTCTTTCCGAGATCGCCTCGCGGGTCGTTGGTAAAGCCGCGACCGACTGCCGCCTCTGCGTCATCGTCGGCCTGATAGACCCCACAGATAGCAGCGAGGGCGTAGCGTCTGGCATAGGTAATACCGCTGCCCATTGATTGAGCGGTCGAGTCTTTAGTCAGAATAGTCATATATCCACGAATCCACTCGCCGCTTGAGTGTGCGAGCGTGGTCACTAACATCAGTCCGTGTTTTGTTGGCTGCGTGGTCTGGATGACAGACAAACCGTTTTCCGTGAGCGGTTTGCGACAAGCAGCCCAGACGCTTTCGAGGTCTGCATATTTGCTCTTAAAAAACGGATTGGCCGAGTCTTTAACGGCTCCCGTTATGCTTGATTGTGCTTTGGCTAACGCTGCTGCGAGAGCCGCTATCGAACTACTCTGATTCATTGAACGTCACCGTTTCCTTTTACCTTGTTGAGTTGAATATCTATTTCGCGCATACAGGCTTGCAGGGCTTCCGAGAGGGCTTTGTTCGCTCGCCCCTCGGCTTCCATTACCTCGGCGACCGAGGCTCTGAACTGCTGCATACGCATCTCGAACTCGAACATCTGCTGTTCGTGCTGCTGCGCTTGATG